ATCCATAACTTTAGAATGTAGATATAGCTACCCTCTTCCAAACATTAGTAGCAGTACATATATATAAGTGAGTTGCATCTACAGCTATTTGACCCTTAACACCTGCGTCTGTAGCTGATGCAGGAACCGCATTACCATTAAAAAGAGTTAGAGTATCTCCTAGTGTAAAGTTTTTTGTTGAATTAGCAGGAGTTGCATTAGCATCACTACCTATTAATTTATCATCAAGTGCAGGAGTTGAGGTTGTGTATGTGCTTATTTTTGGCATAATGTCTTTTCTTCAGGTGGCTTTATTTCTCCCGTATCAATATTTATAACAGAATCTTTACCATATTTATTAATTAATATATCTTCTTGTTTAGCCGATTTCTCACGAAGACCCGCCATTTTACTTACAAGTGCGTGCTGTTGAAGAACAGTTTCTCCTAACTGCATTTTACACTTATTAAATTCTTTTAAAGAATCTTGAAGAACCTTAAGCTCTTCAGTTGTTAAATTTGCCATTTAATTAAATTTAATTTTTACAAATATAAGAAATTATTTTTTCTTAATCTTTTCTATACTTCTACCTGCAAAATATGCACCGTACACAGTAATTAAAAGAGTTTGATAAATTGGAATATATGAAGGAGATATATTAAAGCTCCCTACATTTCCATCAAAAATTGAGATAACAACAAAAATACCTGTTAAAAATATACATATTAATGGTCTTATGTTTTTAGAAAGCCAATTGTCAGACCTCATGTCAGCTTCCCATCGCTTTGTGACTTCTTGTTGTGCCTGAACTTCGGCTTGCATAAGAACTTCTTCCATAGCTTGTTTAGCAGCTAATCTTTCTGCATCAGATGTAGATAGGTTATCAACTACATTTCCAAGCTTTTCAATTACCCCTCCACCTAAAAAATTTAATAATTTACTCATTATAGTATATGTATATCCGGTGCGTATTTATATGCCGTATCACCATCATCATCTTTATACGCAATTAACACTTGCTTTCTATTTCCTTTTTGTTTTAATGATAAATGTACCCAAGCAAAGTCAAACTCATTAATCAGTTGGTCAAAAGGTAATCCACTTTCTAATACCCAATCATATATTTCTTTATTAAACATTTGACCTTCTTTCCAAAATTGAAGGTCTAACGCTTCACCTTTACAATGCTGCGATTTAGAACTTCCCCCAATGGCACGATTTAAATTTGGATTTCTATATCCTGAAGTAATTCTTATAGGTCCTAATTCATCTCGCATTGGTTGTATAAGGTTAGTTATTAATCTCTGAATATTTTCAAGATGTTCTTTTCTAGGCTCATTATCTATACCTAACCTTTTTGCTGTATTACTCCGAATAACTTCTGATAAGACAAAATTTTTACTTAAACGCATTATTGTAGATTATATATTTTTCTTTTAACTTCTTTTATATCTTGATTAATCTTTTCAATATCTTTTTCAATCTCTTCAAATTTTTCTAGTAGTATTTGGTTTTTTAAATCAAGTTCAATTCTAGTTATTATAGGCTCTGTAATTTCAGGTAATCTTTTTGCTTCTTCTATATCTGATTGAAGAACAATGTATTCCCCAACAAGAAGCACTAAACTTGCTCCTACTGCAAAAAAAGTTTTTAGACTTATTTTAAAGGTTTGGTCTTGTATTTCTTTCTCATTTTCATCTACTGCCATTTTTTAACTTCTTTAACTATTTTTATAACAGTAAAAGTAAAAGCAGCCGCCATAGATAATATTTGAAGACCTTCATGCACATCTGTTAAAGAAAGTGAAAACGCTCCTAAATTAGCTAACATTATTTCTGTAGTGTCTTTATCTATCAACAAGAATATTATTTTTTACCATTTAACTTTATCAGCCCAATAAGCTGCTGAACATTTTCCTTTAGAAATATTTTTACGATGTCTAGCTTTAAATGATTTTCTTTTAGCTTTCATTTTTGAACTTTCACCCGACTTAGGCTTACCCGCAGTGCTTGCTCCTTGTTCTCCAAATCGTATAGTTTTTATTTTACCATTACAATTTGTTACAACAATATGAGATTTTTTAGGGTGATTAGGAGTCCTCTTAGGTTTATTTAACCCTGAAACTCCCGCCCTTTTAATTGAAGCTTGTTTACGGACTTTATTTATCATTTTTTAGAAAATTTTTCTACTCCTGAAATTCCAAATGAACCCAACACTACCCAAACAAAAGAATCATACACAAACTCATTTATAACTAAATCTGTACCTACCCATCCTGTAACAAGGTCAGCTACCATTATAAGACACATAATAGCAAAGGCTATAAATCCTACAATAGCTTTTTCATTCCAAGAATTGTCATTCTTAAATATTTCCATTTTACTTTTTTATTATATACCGTATTTTACACGGTCCAAATGTTGCTGATGTTGTCCACATATTTTATGTATGAGATGGTTTACCTAAAGCATAGTTACTAGATATTTCACTAGAACTTAAAGCTCTATTATAAAGTCTTAAATCACTAATGAGCTCGTTATAATTTGTTGTAGAATTTGTGTCTTTACCAAATGTTTTTACAAGATTATTATTAACTGTTCCTCCCGAAGTAGCTGTAACTGCAGTTTCTTCATTTATATAAAGTTTAACATCACTGCCTTGTCTTGTTAGAGCAAAATAAAACCATTG